CCGGCTTATCAACGCTGGGAATTACGCAGCAGGATGTAGAGACCTGATGCGCTGGAATCGGGCGGGCGGCAAGGTTGTGCGCGGCCTGACACTGCGCCGCGAGCGTGAATCACAGAAGTGTTTGGCGAACATACCAAAGGCGGCAACATGAATCCCTACTGGCAACAGCAGCACGGACTGACACCCGACGAAAAGCAGGCGTTCATGGAGCGTGTGCAGGCCGGGCAAGCCGACTTTCTACACTCGCTGCGCACGATCCACAGCGCAGCCGAAAACCGCATGCTGACACGGGTAGCGATTGCGCGGAGCCGTGGCACGGATGAGGATGCGGATGATGCGAGTTTGGCAAAATAGCAAAAATCTATTATGAAAGCATGGCACGGTTTATGCGATTGCAAAAAGCGTGCCACGTCCTCAGAATAGATTTTTGCTATTTTCAAAAATGATCACCTCGCCAGTCGCTCTGATTACGCACAGCGCCATTGCCATTGCCGCCGCCGCTGGTGCATGGACGTGGCAGGCCAACGCCTACACGGCCAAGCTGGCCACCCTGAAAACCCAGTACGCACAGGCCCAGCACCGGGCCGTGGAAACCGCCCATGCCGAAACCATCCGCCTGCAACACATCAAAGACGCAGCCCTGCGGGCCGCAACGGTACGAGCCGCTCGTATTGTTGCTGACCGTGACCGCCTGCGCCTGGCTGCTGACGGGCTGCGCAACGACCTCGCCGCCACCGAGCACCGCCTGCGCACAGCCCCCGAAGCTGCCCGAGCTGAGCACGCCGCTACCGTCCGAGCCGTACTCGGTGAGTGTGCAGACACTGCTGTCAAGCTGGCGGGCCAGGCTGACGGCCACGTTTCAGACATTCGACTGATGCGGGAGGCATCCGGGCAGTAGATGGCCGCCGACATGGCTGCGCCAAAAATGAAAAAAGCCCCGAGCGTGACCACTGCTCGGGGCTTTTTGATTTTGGAATCAGCGTTTTTTCGGCAGAGGCGGCAATGCCTGAATTCTGTCGGTTTTTGGAATATCAAAACAGCCGCAAACCCGCGCCAATGCTGGTTTTTACAATGGGCCTTCTAAGCCGGTTGTCGCTGGTTCGATCCCAGCCGGGCAGGCCACAGCCAGCAACAAAACACAGCTATCAATTCTGACTTTTTGGAATTGCATTTTTGTGTTTTTGGAATATGGCTTGCCGCTTGGATGCCTCATGTCCACTTGAATGGCAGTGCATCTTGAGGCAAGAGCCAGAGGTGTCTCATGTTGGCTACGTTAACAACATGGGCGTTTGATGGGTAGATTTCAACCGCATCAGTTTCGCCGTATCCGCACTCGGTTTTGATGCGCTGAAGTTCATCCCATGTGATTTCATCTTGAAAGCGCACGCCAACAATTTGCGTTCTGTTCACGGATAGCCTGGCAATGGCTGGCGGTGGCGCGTTGTATTGCTGCACCAGAAAATCGCGGCTGCGCCATACCTTTGTGCAGCCGACTGGTGATTGTGTTGGCCAATGAACTTTCGGTACTTCAATCAGGCGTTCTGGGTGACTTGCGTTTTCGCGTTGAAGGTTTTTTGCAGCTTTCCGGCGCTGCTCGCGGTTCATGGTTTGTAGTTTGCTCATGGCTTGTCTGCCCGGCCGCCAGGTGGCTGGTGGCTGAACTGGGCGGTTGGTTGGTAGAGGTGTGTGCCAGCCCGCGACAGAACGCCGCTGGCGGGAATCGGGCAGCGCCTCGCAGGTCACCCCGAAGGCGTGGCCCGCTTCATCGCCCGGCGGTCGTAGATCTGGTGAATCATTTTCCCGTCGCTGTGCAGCGTTGCGTCCTGCGTGTCCAGGTCGCCGCGCTGTAGTTTGGCGGTCACGCCCATTGGGCGGCAGTCCTGCAAACAGAATGGCGTGAACGGCACGCGGTCGGCATCGGCCAGCTTTTGCGCGGCGGCCATCAGGTCGTCCAGCACGTGCCGCCAGCCGCTTTTGGTGTACCGCTGGCCGCGCAGGTTGCCAAACACCAGCATGGAGCCGGCGTAGCGTTTCACGGCCAGCGCTTCGTCGATGGTGCTGCGCAGCTCGGGGCTCCACTCAATCAGCACGGCGGGTTTGGTCTTGTCTTTCTGGTCGCGCCAGATCAGGCCATCGGCTTGGATTGCATCGCGCGTCAAGCCCCTCACCTCAAATGACCGGCGCACGCACAGGCTGGCGGTTTTGAGTGCCAGCGCAATGATGAGCCACGCGCCGCCGTGGGCGCGGCCAGCCCGCAGGGCGTAGTCCATTTCGGTGTTGGTCACCAGCCGGGTGGCTTTGGCGGTCTTGTTTTTGCGCAGGCCCTGAAGCGGGTTGGTGTCGATCATGCCCAGGCGCACGGCGTACTCCAGCAGCAGGCGGGCCAGTGCCATTTCCTTGTTGCCCTTTTCGGGGCGGTTTTTGGCCACGCACGCGTCAAGGTATGCGTATGCCATTGGCTTGGTGATTTCGCACACATCCAGGTGGCCAAATGCTTTGCGCAGGTTTTCGGCCTCGCGGCGGTTTTCGGCCAGCGTGCTGTCGGCGCGTTTGTTGGGGTCGCCACGCGGCATGGCATCTTGGGCGGTAAACCATGCGTCGATAAGGCCGCCGAATCCGCCAGATGGCCGGTCTTCCCTGACTCTGGCCGATTCCTCGATGGCGCGGCGGCGCAGCGCGGCTATCTGGTCGGCATCGTCGGCGGGGCATTGGTAGCGAAATTCCCAGCGCCCGTTGCGTTTTTTGTACCCGATGGAATAGACCCGCGTGCCCATGCGCTGATAGACGCGGTAGGGCAGGCCGTCGGCCTTGTCGCGGCGGCGGATCATCACGCGGCACGCCGCCGTTTGCTGTGCTGCTGCATGAATGACAGGTTGACGGTGCGCAGCGGCTGTGTCTGGGTGCTGCCCTGCTGGCCACGGCACACCGCGTCGCAATGCGCCCGCTCAAGCACCACGCCGCCGGTTCGGGCCATGAAGGCGCGATGGAACCCCCGGCTGTGCAGCACGTTGAGCTGTTGGGTGGGCTGCTTGTAGCCGGTCAGGTGCTCCAGCTCGGCGGGGGTGAGGGTGATGGTTTGGGTTGGGTGCTCGGTGGTCATGGTGATGACACCTTTTCAAGATGGGTTCTGATCTCAGACGCGGTCGCGCTGTATTGCCAATACGTAGAGATTGCAGCCAGCGGCAAGCCGGGGAATTCTTCGCGCACCGTTGCGATGTACTCCGCTGTCGGCTTGGTGCCCTTGTTCGGGATTTTTTGATTTGTGCGGGGCAGGCTGTTGGCGGGCACTATTTTTTGAGGCGTGCCGTGCCACGGCTGTATGTTGCAGGCGATGAAATTTGTCATGTGATCATCCCAGGTGGTATGCGGGCCAGTGATTCCCAGCCGCGAAAGTGGTGGAGGTTGTCGGCAGTCAGGATGCCTTTCACGTCAACGCCGTGAATTGTGAGTAGGTGCAGCGTCACGCCGCGCGGGGTGTCTGGCGTGATCCACTGCCAGTGCCGCTCGGTGCTGACTGCCACGGATGCGGTGTGATTGAGCTTGTGGCCGGTGCATGGCTGTTGGTCTTGGTCTGGCAGGATCAGTGCATCCAGCATCTGGTCGGCAAGCTCAAAATTTTCAAGGGCTTTGAAGTGGGTGCCTTTGGCTTGGTGGTGTATCCCGTAGCGCCGAAAGGTGGCCTCGGCATCCGCCAGGGCTTTTTGTTGGTTGGGTGTCATTTGCCTCCCAGTATTGGGTATGGGATAAGCCCGCGCAGGTACATGTGTACCTTCCAGTCGTTGTATGCGTTTCTCGGGCTGTCGGCATACCCCAGCACGCCTTGCCCACGGCAAAACCAAACAACCCTGTGCAGGGTCTGGCTGTAATCGCGGCGCAGGCGGGGTTTTGTTGGTGTGGTGGTCATGTTGCGCCCACCTTGCCAACGGCTTCTGCGCACGCCATCGTTGCCACATCCCACAACGACCGCTCAACGCCTGAGCATGATTCGGGGGCGCGTAGAGCGCCGCACGCTTCTTCTGCCTCCTGCAAAGCCTCGCGCACGGCCTCCTGCACAGCCTTCCGGTGCGCCAGGCCAGAGCGGGCACGCTCTGCCTTCAGTGCCTCGTTATCCGGTGGGCTGTCAATCAGCGTGCAAACATCAGATGCCAAGGATTTGAACTCTTTCCATGCAATATCAGAGTCATCTGGGCCAATGCGCCACCAGCTTGACGATGAGTTGACGGATTGCTCAATGTTTCTGGCTGCCTTTATCAGTCTGTCGTATTGAGTTCGGCCGCTGCCAATGATTGGTTTTTTTGAGAGCAGGGCCCGCAGCGCCTCAATCTCCGCATGCTGGCGTTCCAGCTCAGCGGCGGCGGCACTCAGGTGCATCTGTTTGACTGCTGGCCAGCCGTCCGGTGTGTGGTCAATCTCAAAATCTTTGAAGATGACTGCGATGGCCAGGGCTTCTGGCGTTGGTGTTGCTGTTGTGGTGTTCACTTTGCTCTCCGTGCTGCCCGCTGCGCAGCGCGGCGGTGTGCCGTCTGTGTGTGCCTGGTCAATCATGGCTCCCCCCTTCTGTCTCATCACTTGGCAAGTGCAGCACAGCCTGGGCCGCTGCCTGTTCGCGCCGGGCTTTTGCATCGTCCAGCAGCTTTTGCTTTTTCGCGGCTTTGACCTCGGCTGACTTGATGTCGCTGCGCACCAGCGGCTGGCCGGGTTCGTCGTAGGCAATGATGTAGTGGTGACCCTGCAAGGTCAGGCCGCCGTAGTGGCGGGCCAGTGACAACTGCGAGTCAAGCCAGCCGTGAATGCGCTCCGGCGGCTGTGGGGTTGTGGTGGTGGCGGTCAGTGGCATCATGATCAGCGCCCCGTGTGCCCGAAACCGCCTGCGCCGCGCTCGGTGATCGTCAACTGTTCAACCAGCTCAAATTCACAGCGCGGCACGGGCACCAGGCATGCTTGGGCAATGCGGTCGCCGGGCTTGATGCGCACGGCTGGCTCGTGCTCAGCGTTGCTGTTTGATTCCAGGTACACCAGCAAGCTGCCCCGGTAATCGCTGTCCCCTGTGCCTGAGAACGCCTCGATGCCGTGCTTGAATTTCAGGCCAGACCGTGGCTCGATTTTGAGCATGTAGCCAAACGGCACCTCGAATGCCAGGCCCGTGTCGCAAATGACGGGGTGCCCGGCGTAAACAATGTCGCCCGTGTGGCTGTCGGAATTACTGACCGTGGCGGCGTACAGGTCAAAGCAGGCCGACCCGTCGGTGGCGTAGGTGGGCGCTTTTGCGTTGGGGTGTTGGAGTTGGATTTTTATCTTCATTTATTTCACCGTTGATAATTGTGTTTTGCCAATGCTGAAAAGCGTTAGCAGCTACTTTTTTTGATTGCCTCTGAGGGCGGGGTGCGGAATCCACACCTGGTAGGGGTACACCTCCATGTCCAGGCTTTTTGCCAGTTTCACTTCGATCTGTGCGCCGCGTGAGCTTTGCCACGATCCGTGCGTGGCCAGGGCTTTGCAGCGCATCAGGGCGGCAATGTCGGCCCGCATGTGCTCGTGCCAGGTTGCGCTGGCGGGCAGGCCGTTTTCGTGCGGGCTCCAGACAGATAGGCCCGCTTCATCCCGCAGCCGGGCGGCGATGCGGGCGAACTCGGGGTGGTTGTAGTCAAGGTAGCCGGTCATGGGGCCGCAGAGGTACAGGTCGAATTCAGGTGTCATGGCTGCGGCCATCACTCATCCACACAGGTGTGCTTGGTCACGCCAGCAACGCGCCGGTCAGCGCCTTTTTTCTCGGGCTCCGCTGGGGCGGGCAGGGCCTGGGCTGGTGGGCTGTACGCGCCGTCGATGAATCCGCTGTTGTCGTTTCCGGTCAGGCGCAGGTATTCGATCTCCACTTTGGCGGTGTCCACCAGCACACTGGCCACTGTGGCCACGGCGCGGGCGCGGTCTGGCTCCATCGGGTTGCTGCGGCTGCGCAGGTCGGCCAGCGTGGCCAGCAGGTGGCCGCGCAACACGTTGATGTGCGGGGCCAGTGTTTCGGGTTGGGTGGGGGTGGGGGTGTGGCTCATGGTGTGGGGTGGTTGGGTTGATTTGGTTGGTGGGTGTGGGTTGCGCTGGCCGCTTTTTCGGCGGCGGCGGCTTTGGCAATGCGGTTGACCTGCCGGGTAATGGCCCCCTTGAGCTGGATCAATCGGCCCAGCTCCGGGTGCTTGTTGCGCGGGTGGTTGCGCCTGGCGTGCTCGGCGCGGGTAATGCAGTCGAGCTTGTCCAGGGTGATTTGCTCCAGCACCACGGTGCGCAGGCCAGGGTTTTTGAACACCACAATGCACCCCGGTGGCACGGGGCCGTGCGCCGCCTCCCACACCAGCCGGGCCACGGGCACCCAGCGGAGGTTGTTGGGGCCGGTGGTTTCGGTCATCTTGCGTTCAAGCACCGGGCCGCCGCTCTTGTTGTGGGCAATGCGGTGCGCCCCGATTGGCTGGGTGGTTTGCGGTTTGCTGCCGGGCTTGAACTGCGTTTCAGCGGCCCGCCCGCCGGGCTTGTAGCCCTTGCGGCCCGCGTTCCACGGCACGAGGCCGGGCTGGAAGATGTGCTCGCGCATCACCCGGTCAGTCTGCATGCGCAGCGTGGCCCGTGCTTTTTGCGCGGCCAGGTATTCGGGTGTGCGCTTCAGGCCCATGCGCTTTGCCTGGTTATGCACGCACGATTGCGATCTGCCCAGCAGGTACATGATCAGCCTGTCTGGGTAGCTGGGCCACAGGCGGCGCATGGTGGCCAGCTCTTTTTGGCTCCAAATTCTGCTGGCCGGGCGCTTGGGCTTTTTGCGCTTTTTCTTGGCCGTGGTCATTGCTTCAGCCGTGGTGGTGTGTGCGCAATAGGCCCGGCTGCGCCGGTACACATGCCTTGAATTCCTGCATACGCCACGCGCTGGCCGTTGCGCAGGCTGGGGCAGTGCAGGAATGCTTTTGCATCGGCCCGGTCGCATTGCAGCGCGGCGGGGTTGTATTGGCTGGGCTTGATGCTGCCTTCGTCTTCGTCCTCTTTGCCCCCCTTGGCCGCGCCGTGCGCTGTGCCGGTGGCTTGTTTGGCGGCGGTCTGGCTGGTGGCCTGTTGTGCTTTTTGGCGCAGCAGCTCAGCGGTGAGGGGGTCAATGCTGTACAGCAGTCGCGTGCGCTCTGGGTTGTAGCGCGAGCGCACTTTGCCGTGATAGTCCATCTTGCTCAGTGCGTTGCGCACCGCCGTTACTTCGACCGGGATGCCCAGGCGGGTGGCCACTTGCTCCGCGTCGATGCATTCGTCTTCGCCCAGCGTCAGCAGCAAGCGGATAATGTGCTCGACCAAATCGCGGGCGTTGGCCACGCGGGGGGCGCACAGTTGCGCTGCGCTGCCTTTGCTGAGGTGGCCGGTGGTGCGGTTTGGCTCTGGCTGGGTGGCTTGCTGGCGGGGTGCGCTGGCGGCCAGGGCGGCGGCTTTGGCTGCTTTGGCCTTCAGGCGCTTTTCGGTGGTGGCTTGCTGGGCCAGCACAGAGCGCGGGTTGGGCGTGACCTGCGCGGGCAGCGATTTGCAGCCGGGCGTGCAGATGCACGGGATGTGGCCCAGCGTGCTGCGGTTTTGCAGCAGGCCCAGGCGGTACAGGCGGGCCACGGTGTTTTCGGTCTTTTTCCAGGGGCTGTTGTATTCGGCCTGCATGCGGGTTTTGAGGTCGATCAATGTGCAGCCCTGGTGGCTGCGCACCATGTGGAGCACAAGCTCCTGATGGGTGGCGTTGGCGGGTGGTTTGGTGTGGCTCATGCGGGGTGTGGGCGTAAAAAAGCCCGCTGGTGCGGGCTGGGTGTTGGTTACTTCGGCGCTTGTTTGGCTTCTGTCATGCAGCCTTCTCCATGCTGTCCAGGTGCTTGCGCACCACTTCAGCCACTGACAGCTTCCAGCGGGTTTCATACCCTGAGTGGCCGTTGCGGTGGAATGGCTTCATCTCGCCATAGGCTGTGCCCGCTTCGGTCAGCTTCCAGTTCTTGTTTTCGTCCCGGTACTGCAAGCCCAGTTTTTCCAGCAGGGCATTGGCGATGCGGCCACTCAGCCCCAGCGGCTCGCCAATTTGGGTTGCATTCAGCGTGGCCGTTTCCTCTGGTGCCACCGATGGAAGGGCTTTTGTCAGAAGCATGGCGGGCAGGCCCGTGGTGCGCTCGATGGCATCCAGCGTGCATGCCATTGCCAAAGCCTCGTTCACGCCCTTGATCTTGGACATGGCCTTGCCAATCAGCAGCAGGTCACGCACGGGCTGTGAATGCGGCAAGCGGGCTTCGCGTGCCTTTTGCTGTGGCGGAATCATGCGCTGCTGCTCTTCCAGTTCTGTCATGCGGTCAAACACCTTTGCCTGCAATTCGTAGCTGTACGACATGGCCATCAGGCAGGCTTCGCGTTTTGGGAAGTGGTAGCAGGGTTTTTCGCGATTCATTGAGTCCAAATAGATGGAGGAAAAATTTCCCGCATCTTTTCCAAGCACCTGCGGAACCTTTTTGAGGAAGTCCGAGTGCGCCAGCGTGGCATCACCTTCTGCGCGTTGAGAGTTGATGTAGTCAACCAGTTCAAGGCTGGTCATCGTGACGGTGTGGATAAGGGTGAGTTGGTTCATGAATTACTCCTGGTTGGCCATGTGGGCCTGAATGTGTTTGGCTGAGGCTTCGGCCATTGCGTAGTGGTCGTGGGTGCTGTGGGCCAGGGCTTTTTCGATCAGCGACCAAAAGCCCACGGCGATGCCGCATGATTCGTTTTTGCCATCGGCGGGCGGGTACATCTCTTTGGTGATCCAGCCCATGAAGGCTGACCCGGCCATGTCGGGGTTTTCTTTGATGTACTGAATCCAGTCTGCTGCGTACTGGATGCCGACGATGTTCGCCGTGGCGTAGCAATCAATTTTTGGAACGTGCCAGAACTTGCGAGTTGTGCGGCGCGGCGACAACTTCACGTCCTTGATGAACGGGAGTTTTGTCGGGTCGCATGATTCGCGGGGGAAACGCTTGCGCGTGACTGTGTGCGGCGTGGGCGCACTGGTACTGTCAGCCATGATGGCTCCTTTTGAACAGGTTATGAACCTGTCACCTCCATCGCCAAATGGGGGTGGCAGACCGTGCAGGGGTTGGCGAACCGGGCAAGTGGAACCGGCACACCCTTGCGGGTGTCCCCCGCACGGCCCACCAAAAATGGAGCCATGCAGCGCAGCATGGAGAAAAAGAAAAGCCGCTTACCAAAGAATGGGCGCGGCTGCTGCGCCTACTGAAACCGGGTCGCCAAACCCAGCCCTCTTTCGAGGTGGCGGCAATGTACCACGGCACTCGGCGCAGATCAATCAAGCGGATGCAATTTTTTCAAGCTCGCTTGTCGCTGTTCCTCGGCAGACATTTAGGCAGGCTGCAATTCTTCTGGCCAAAAGTTCGCCACTTGGGATGTCGTGAGCAAATCCGTAGCAGTGCGCAACGGTTGTGTCCGATTCGTTTGTCACATGCCAGTTGTTGTCAACTCCGCTGGACGGACTGAGCGCACGCCATGTGTCTTTTTCAAGTGCCATTTGGGCTCCTTTTGTTGCGGTGAAATCTGCTGGTCAATCAATCCCCCGGCGTGGCCGCCAGGGCTTTGTCTTTGTCGTAGCACCCCAGCGCCTCGCGCAGCGCCACTGCAAACTCGGCAATGCCCTGGTCGTTCATCACCATGCGGTCGCACAGAAACGGCATTTGCTCGGTGATGTGGGCCAGCACCGGGGTGGCCTGGGTGCGGTGGATGTGCCAGATCAGCCCGCCCTGGCTGCGCACCCATGCGGCCTCGGCTGCGGTGCGCACGTCGGTGATGCAGATCACCTCCCAGCGCAGTTCTTGCAGGAGGGCGATGCGGGCGGTGGCAATGCGGATCCAGAAATCTTCACCCAGGCACTGGCGGCCCCACTCGGTGCCCAGCGTTTGCGCCATGTGCCGGTAGCTGGCCCCGAGCTGGGGAATCGTTGCTTCTTTGCGGCGGTGCTGCATGTAGCGGCGCTGCGTGCCAGTGTGGGCAAACAGCGCTTCAAGCATGGCCCGCATGGGGTCGGCAAAGGCCATGCCTGCGGTGCGCTGCTGTGCTTTCAGAAGTTGCAGCGCGGTGTCTTTGCCCACCCCAGCCAGCCCGGCCAGGCCGATGATTTTGGTTTGGGTGGGTGGGGGTGTGGTGGTTTTTTCCATAGCTTGCTGTGCTTGTGCGGCCTGCGAAAAGTGGCTTTTTGATGTGCTTTTGCGCAGGCTGGCGGCTGGCTGGTGGCTTATGCCGCTGGGCGGTAGGTGCCGATCAGCACGGGGATGAATTGATACCCCACAAGCATGGCCGCCTTTTCTGCGTCGGTTTCGGGCTTGTGCTGGGGGATGGGCGGCAGGTTTTTCGGCACGATGGCATCGGCCACCTTGGCGGCCAGCTCTTCGGCCATTTCTTCAATGTGTTGCTCGGCTTTGATGATGCGCAGCGACAGAACCGGCTTGCTGTCGCTGGTCAGCACGCTGAGGCGCAGCACAAACTGGCGCTCGTTCAGGCCTGCGTAGGGTTCGCAGGTGAAGTAAATGAGGTCTGGCACCGCGCCCGACACGCTGCTGGCCCGCACGCTTTCAAAGCTGCTGTGGCTGCTGCTGAGCTGTTCAACCGTGCTTTGCAGCTTGCGGGCGGTGTCGATGGTCAGATTGCGGATGGCCAGGGTGGCGGCTGGGGTGACCATCTTTTCCGCTTTGTCGAAGCAGGCAATGTGCGGGACCCAGTCTTCCAGCCATTCGGCAACTGCGGCCTGTTTGACGTGGGTGCTGGTCATGTTCAGCAGCGATTGGTAAGCGGCTGTTTTCTTGGCCGCGAGCATGGAAATGTTGTCGGCGTGGCCCGGTTGCTCTGGCGTGCCCAGGTTCAGCACGGCGGTGGCCTGCATTTGGCGCGGGTCAACAAAAATGGCCGCGCCGTCTTCGGCGTTCTGGCGGGTGTAGGCGGCAAAGCTGTCGATGCACTGGGTTTCCATGCGGCCCCGGCAGCGGCGGCGGTTGGGCAGATAGGTTTCCAGGTTGCTGATTTTGTAGTCGCTGGGCAGGGCAACCAGGGCTTTGGGTGTGACGGGGATGCCGTCTTCATCAATGTCGGCAAAGGCGGCGGCAATGGCTTTGCCTGCTTGGGCAATTTGTTCGGCTTCTTGCAGGGCGATGATGGCGGATTTATCAAACATGGTGTGCTTTCAGGGGGTGGGTGGTTTGGTTGGTGGGTTTGGTTGCGCTGGCCGTTCAGTTGCCGTTGGTGGGCTGGCCGTTGCGGTTCAGAAATGACAGCTGGCTGATTGGCACGATGCTGAGTGCGCCACCGGGGCCAACGTGCATGGGGGTTTCGCGGCTGGCTTCGATGGTGGTTTTGCCCTCGATGGTGGGTTTTGTCAGCTTGATGCCGTGGTCAATCTGCACTTGCTGCGTGCCCTTGATTGGCTTGAATTTCAGGGTGAGGGTGATTTGGCCCTCGCGCTGCAAATCGACTGTGCTCATGGCTGTGGTGCTGAGTGCTTCAGCCACCATCACGGCGAACTGACCGCCGTCCAACTCGGTCAAAAACTGGTCAACCTTGGTCACGGCCTTGTTGACGTGACCGGCTGTTTCGGCTGTGGGGGCTTTGGTGTTTGCGGTGGGTGTGCTCATGGTGTTTCCTTTGTTTGAGCTGGGGACAAAAAACGACTGACTGAAACGGGTTGGGCCTGGCCGCGCAGGGTGCGCGGTGGCGGCGGGATGGCTGCTGGGCGGCGACTGCTGGCTACGCGCCAATGGCTTTGCTTACCAGCAGCACGCTGGCCGCCCATGTGGCTGCTGTGAGGCCGATGGCAATCGTCCAGGGGTTGCGCAGGAAGCGCAGCACGCGGCGGGTGCGGCTGGGCTTGTGTGGCCTGAAAACCGCTTTGTCAAAAGGCTCGTTGCGAAGCCTGTGCTGGACCTGCATCGATTCATACAGGGCCTTTTGACGCGGATTAAGTTTTGGTGCGCCTTCAATGATCCTGGCAATGTCCTGCATGCGTGCCTGGTGCGCCTCTTCGGCGCGGCGAATGCGCTTGGTCAGCTCTCCAGCCTTCGGGCCGGTTACTGTGACGGTGTGGCCGTGGATGGCAAAGGTGGCGTGGCTCATCAAGATGTCATCGGGTTTGGTTGAGCGGGCTGGGCAGTTGGGGCCCTGGTTGCAGCTGTAATCGCAGCAGTTCATTCGGTTACTCCGTGTTTGCGGATTCGCGGGTGCAGGTCAGGGTGGTGCCGTCAAAAAAATACGACGAGTCAGGGTCGTGTGGCTTGTCTGTGCAGGCTCGCAAGGCTGCGTTGTGCAGGCGGTCGGCCTCTTTCTGCTGCTGGCGGGCCATGTGCAGGCGGTTGTCATCAGCGGCGGCTTCGGCATCAAGGTGCTGCATGCCTGCCCACAAGGCCAGCATCCAAAAGATGGCCATTGCTATCCAGGTCCAGGGCGTGGGCTGGTTGCGTGCGTTGAGGCCACGCAGGTCGGCGTGCTGGGTGTAGCGGTTGTTCATGGTGTTGCGGTGGTGGTGGTTTTGTTTGCGGTTGCTTGCAGCTGGGCGCTGATTGCGCGGGCCATGCTGGGTACGCTGCCAGCCGGATACAGCCGGGCTGATTTGCTGCGTTGATCTGGCTCAAACCCGAGCTGTGCCAGGTATTTCTCGGTGACCATCGGCAGGCCCAGACGGCGGCTGACTTCGCCCAGGTTGATCAGCTCGCCTGTGCTGCCCGGTGGCTGGGCTGGCTGTGTGGGTGGTGCTGGAGGGGCCGGTGCCGGGTCTGGCATCAGCACTTCAACCGCCTGCTGTGCGGCCAGCTGGTGGCGGCGCTGCATGGCTTTGTCGAATGCCTCGCTGGCCTGGAAAAACCGGGTGCCCAGGCTGAGCATGGTTTGCATCAACTCGGCGGGGGTGGCGGTGGCGAAGTGCTCGGCCAGGGCATCGGCCCCGGCGGCCTCGGCTTGGGCGGATGCCTGGGTGGTGGCTGCTGCTGTGTTCATGCTGCTACCTGTGCCGCTTCTGTTGGCATCACCACCAGGGTGCCGTCTTGGGTCAGGCCAACTTCGCGGGCATCTTCCCGCAACTGCTCAACCATGCTTTGGCATTGGCTGTGCCAGTATTCGGCCTCGTCTTGGGTGCGATAAAGCTCTCGCTCCAAGTGCTCAATTCGGTCGGCCAGTGCGCGAGCGTGTGTGCGCAGGTGGTCAAGCTCCCAGCGCTCAAGCCTGCGCTGGATTGCGGCCACTTGCTTGGCCGCGTCGGGTTGTTTGTTTGCAGTGGCGCTCATGCTGGCTCCTGTGCGGGTATAAAAAAACCCGCTCAGGCAGTGGCTGGCCTGAGCGGGTGGAAAGCCCGGCGCGGTGCCGGGCAGGGAGGTTTGAAGATGGTGGGCGGTCGCTTACCGCGCTGCTGGCTCGATACTTGGCCCACTCCAGCGACTGAGGCCGTTTCTCGCCGTGCTGAGCTTGCACATCACCATCAAGACAGCACCCCGTTTGCTCCCCCGCGTTCCAATTCAAAGGGCGGGGCGCTGACTTGATGGCCCCCAGCTTGTCACCGGGGCCGGGCCGGGCTTGCACCGGCATCCGGCGGCGCGTTGATCACGCTGCTGCCGCCGTTTTTGTGACTCCATCCCGGAGTGCGTGAGCCAATTACCCGCGATTGGCCTGCTGATCGCGTCTGTGCTTGTGGCACAGATCGCCATGCAGCCAGCCTCGGCAGGGCACGGTTGCCCCTCTTCTGACTTCATGGTTTTTCCCGTACTTCCGACCGTTGCGCACACTGAATGAATATGCATTCGTGTGTGCGCTTGGGCATCACCTGGCGGGTGGGCGGTGTGCGTTTCCGCTGGGCTGCGTTGTGCAGCTTGCGTTGGCGCATGGGGTATCCGTTGGGTTGTGAATGGCCAGCAGGTGGGGCCTGTCGATGCTGGCCGCCCGATGCCGCTTTGTTTTGCGGCATGGGTGCATTATTAACCCAAGGCTATGCAAAGTCAATAACCCAGGGCGATGTTTTTTCAAAAAGACGAAAAAAAACCGCCTCGGTGGGCGGTGTTGGTGGTGGATGGTGGTGGTTACGGTTTTGACAGTCTCTTTTTCTGGGCGATGGCCACGGGTGACGTGGTGGGCACCAGGGCGGATGACCCGCATGCGCTGCATGTTTTGTGGCGTGAGCTGACGCGCCACAGGCTGTACACCAGGCCGGGCACGATGAACGCCAGCCAGAGCACCAGCTCAATTAGCATGCTGCCCTTTGTGGTGGTGGTGGTATCGCCTTCATGGCCGCATGCTGTGCAGTACATGGGCGCGGTTTTTGGTTTGCTGCCGCGAAAAATTTTCCACAGCACCCAAAGTACAAATCCCAAAATAACCCATGACAAAACCGAAAAGCCGTTCATTTTTCACCCTTCAAAAATAATGTATTGGCGGGGCCTATTGTGGCTTTTTCCGCGCTGTGAATGGCAGCACGCTGGCTGGGCGTGGCGTGCCGGTGGTGTGCTGGTCAGTGGGGTGCTGGGCCGCCTGTGGTGCCGTTGGCGCGGGCTGGTTGCGCAAGCGCATCTAGCAGGCGCACTGCGGTGGCCCACTGGTCTGGTGGCATGGTCTCCATAAGCTGCATGGCTTTGGTGCGGGGGTCGTCTTCGCCGTGCAGCTCTGAATAGGTGAGTGGGGTGTCCATCCAGCCGTTTGGCAGATCGAGTGCATGCTCAATTTCGCGGGCCATGTCATCGCCCATCACGTAAGGCGTGTTTCTGCCGCTTCTGATTGACCCCGCGCCAATTTGAGAAAGGCGGGCGTTGGTGGATTCCCAGCCGATGAGCTTGTTCAACGCGGCCCATGTGCCGTGTTTTTTCTTGAGTAAGAGCAAGCGTTGCTTGCGTGTTTCCTGTGCAGTTTGCATGCACTGAATTGGATATTCGGCTTTCCAGCTTTGGAAGTTTCCGGGGGTTATTGACGTTGCATAACCTTGGGTTAGAATCGCGTACATGAAATCCCTCCACACATGGTTAAGCGAACAGCCCGGACGGACCGGGATGCTGGCAAAGCACCTCGGCCTGAGCCAGCCCTTCGTTTCTCAGATGTCCACCGGCAAGAAGTCAATCCCCGTTGCGCACATGTACCGCATCGAGCAATTCACGGGCGGCGCAGTCACCCGCCGTGACATGCACCCCGTCAGCCCCGAGCTGATTTGGCCCGATCTCGCATCGTGTGAAGTTAATGCACAAAATCAGCCTTTCGCGCTTACTGCAAAAGCGCAGGCAGCTATCAATTCTCAAGAGGTGGCCTGAATGTCTCAAACAACCCGCAAGGCCGGTGTTCTCCTGACGCTGGGCATTGATCAGCTTGACGGTCAAACCGTTGTAGCCGGTTACCTGTGCATCCCGCATCCGCCATATGAACAGAGGCTCAGCTTCAGGGGCTCGTTCACCGATGCGGAGATTGCTACCCGCCTGCCTGAGTGGATGGCTGAACTGCGGGCAGAGGCTGCGCTGGGCCGCTTCGAGAGCCTGGATGAACAGCGGGCGCGGTTGGCTGGCCAGCCTTCGTCTGGAAAGTGCTGCACCAGCCAGGCGAATGGGGGAGACGTTTGCGATGAGGTGGCCTATGCCTGTAAATCTTGATTTGGTGTTGGCTGGGTTTCGCTCTCTACGGGCGGAGGTTGCTGCGATGACGGCAGAGGCGAGAGAGATTCGACTTTCCTCATCAGCTCTTCCAGTGCCTGGCTGTGTTTCCGCTGGGTTTCCATCATCTCTCTCAGTGCGCCAACAAGCTCTCTGTTCAAGCCAAGCAACTCTGCAAATGCCTGTTCGTGCTGGGACAGCCGTTGAGCAATTTGCTGTGCGTAGCCCTGGGCTGGCGGAGTGAGTGGGTTCATGTTCATGGGTCGATCCTTCCTGGTTGGTGGTGTGTGTAGGAGCCTCCACTGTACCGGGCTGGGTCGGCCCGCCCAACAACAAGCCAGAGAGGTGGCCTGAATGGCAACGGCTCAAAAGTGTGATCAGGAAATGAGCACCCACGTCCCCGAGGATTTCAAGCTGGACTGGGCCAAAAAGGCCAACCGTGCGGGCTGCTCGTCGGCTGAGCTGCTGCGCGACTTGATCTGTTTCAACTTGCATGGTGTCACCTTTACTGAGTACGTGACCCAGTGTCGCCGCGAGGCTCTTGGCCTGCCAGCGGCAACCAACACCCAAGGCAGGCCCTGATGAGCGGCAACACAGCGGCTGTGATTGGTGGCGCACAGACGGCAACAAAGGCCGCTGCCCGCATGGGCCGCCCGCGTGGGCCGGTGCATGCCGCTGTGGCCGATGCGCTGGCCAGCGGTGTGGTGGGCGGGCTGGATGTGCTGGCCCGGCACACGGGGTTTCCACCGGCCTGCGTGCGCGTGGCCGTCATCAGCATGCTACGCGGTGGCAGCGTGGCCCCGGCGGGCAGTGTGCGCCGTGCTGGCCGTGGGCGGCCTGGTGCGCTGTACGCCTGGGCGCAGCGGGCCGATGCCCAGGCAGGCGGCCCCAGCGGCGCGGCGCTGTTGATGGCGCATGTGTCTTCCGCGTGGCGGGCTGCGCCTTCCGATCTCTGCCTTCCTTCGTCTTCTTCGGTTTTCTGTGGCGCTCCTGATGGGGCGTTTTTCACTTCTCAAGGGGTTTAGCCCATGTCAGCAGCCATTCAGGTGCAAAGCACCAGCGTAGATGCCTACCACGCCCAGGGCCATGAGGGGCGCAACAAGCGGTTTCAGCAGATTTTGGCGGTGCTGCGCGATGCCTGGGCGCATGAGCGCATTGCCAACCTCACGGCCACCGAGCTGGTTGAGCGCCTTCAGCGCCGCCACCCCGAGGTGGGCTGGCACCCCGGCAACGTGTCGGCCCGCCTGAATGAGATGGTGACCGCCCAACTGGTGCAGCGGTGCGACACACCCCGCCTGTGCAGCGTGAGCAAAAGCGGGCGGCTGTGCAAGCCAGTGATGCTGGTTGCCAAACAAGGAAGGCTGGTGGCGTGATGTCGGCTGACTGGATCAAGATGCGCTGCAACCTGTGGGATGACCCCCGCATTGCCCGCGTGTGCGATGAAACCGAGCAGGGCGAGGCCGCCGTGGTGGGTGCGGTGTACTGGCTGTGGGCCACGGCTGACCAGCATTCGGTGGATGGCTTCATGCCTGGCCTGAGCCTGCGCCAGATCGACCGCAAAACGGGCGTGCCTGGCTTTGCCAAGGCGATGAGCGCCATCGGCTGGATCACGGCGCAGCCCGATGGCGTGGTGATCGAGCGGTTTGAAGAACACAACGGTGCCAGCGCCAAAAAACGCGCACTCACGGCCCGCCGCGTGGCCAAGCACCACGCCTCTGGCCGTGGCGGTGCTGGTGACGATGCAGGCGGTGCCGATGATGGCGGCGCGGGTGGCTCTGGCGGGCGTGGTGGCATGGCTGGCGGTGCTGGTGCTGTGCAGCCCGGTGTGGCCGCTGGGGCGGGTTTCGATCTCTGCATGGGTGGCCCTGTGGGTGCTTCGGTGCCTGCTGCTGTGGTCGGTGGTGGCGTGGCGGGGCCGGTGGGCAGTGCGCCGTCAGCCTTTGATGACTTGCCGCTGGTGCCGCCTGCTGCGGTGTCTGGCCGCTGGCTGGCCCCGGCCCCCGTGGTGCCTGATCTGATGCCCGATCTGGTGCCCGCTGTTGTGGTGGCACCGGCTACGCCTGAGCCTGCACCCGTGGCCCCTGCTGTGGATGCTGCACCTGTGGATAAGCCAGTTTCAGAGCCTGCTTCTGTTGATAACGTGTGTGTAACCACTGATTCAGCACACACTAACGCTGCGAGCGTTAGCGGTGCGTTACCTAGAGAAAGAGAAAGAATAAGAGAAAGAGAAGAACCATCGTCGTCGTCGCCTTTCCCGCGTACACAGGGGCGCGTGTGCGAGGCGGCGGCCAGCTACGATGACGACGATGATGATTTTTTGCCAAAAAGCCGGGAGGCATGGGCGCGGGTTTTCTCAAAAATCACGGGAACGCCGGTTTCTGTCAGCCAGAAGTTTGCTATTGTTTCTGATGCATGGATGCTGGCTGGTGTGTCGGTGGGGGAGGTGCGGGGCCTGGTGGACGCGGCGCGGCGGTCTGCTGGTGGCTCCATCGGCTACATGCCGGGCTACGTGGAGGCGATGCGCTGCGCTCGGCTGGCTTCGGCCACCGTTGCCGTCGCCTGCGTGGTGCCGGGTTCTGGCGGGGCCGCTCACGCTGGCGGGGTGGCGGTGGCCGGTGGTGACGTTGCGCCGCAACCACGCCGCCCTGCCAACCCTGCGGACGTGGCCCGCATGACGGTGCCGGGCAGGCCGGGGCGTGACCCGGTGTTGGTGGCCATCGAGCGTGATGCGGCCAAGGCTGCGCCGCCACCGGCTGCGGTGCGGGAACAGCTGGCGGCCATCCGGGCGCAGATGGCGGCTGGTCAGCAGGCCCGCCGCCGTGGCGGTGTGGCTGGTGGCGGCATGCGCGGCATTGGCGAGCTGTTGGCCGGGGGTGTGTTGTGAGCGGCGGCGCGGCTGGCCGTGGTGGCTCGGAGTTTGGCCGCCCTGGCCGGGTGTGGGCGGTGTGGGTGTTGGCGCGTGCGCTGGGCGATGGCTGCAATGCGTTTGTGCCCAACCCGGCAGGCGTGGTGCAGTTGCCGTGCCGGTACGCGGTGCAGTCGGCGCTGGATGCGCTGGGCATCGAGTCGCTGGGCAGGGTGCTGCAAACGCCGGGCTATGGGCCTGCGGTGCGCGAGCTGCTGTTGGCACACGGGGGCACGGCATGAGCCGCGCTGCCTCGGTGGGCGCTGTCGGCAGTGGCGGTGGTGCGCGTGGCGTGCGTAGCATGGCCATCCCGGTGCGCCGGGTCGATGAGCTGAATGCGCTTCTGCGCCAGGTCAACGGCAACGATGTGAAGCGGTGGGCCTACGCCACGGTGGGCCGTGCCAGCGTCAAGCTGCCAAACGGCCAGCCAGCAGTGAGTGCTGACGATCTGGCTCGGGCACGGGCGCTGGTCAACCACATCAAGCAGGCTGGGTTGTGACATGCGAGTGCTGCGAATCATCAACACGACTGCGACAGCCTGGGGGCTACCAGCCAGCCGGGCGCATCAACATGCAGGGCCTGCGGGCGCTGATCAGGGTCAAGCTGGGGCAGTAGTAGCGGCGGGGGCTGAAAAACGCTCTGAGGGCCGGATTTCTGAGGCTGGGGGTGTGCTGTGCAGCTGAACATCAAGGTGCTGGGCGCTGCCGAGCTGGCCAAGGCGATGGACAGGGCTGCAAGCCAGGTGCCGTTTGCGGCTGCGCGGGCCATCAATGTGGTGCTGACTGAGGCGCGTGGCAAGGTGCAGGCAGACATGCGCCGGGTGTTTGACAGGCCCACGCCTTGGGTGATCAACAGCCTGCGCATCAAGCATGCCACCAAAGCCACGATGGCCGGTGAGCTGGCCTTCAAGGACATCAACAGCGTGACCAGCTCGCGCACGATGGTGTTTCCGCATGTGGATGGTGGGCGGCGGCATCGCAAGGCAATGGAGGCGCGGCTGTTCGCGGCTGGCCTGCTGCCTGCTGGCTACAGCGTGGTGCCTGGTGGTGGGGCAAAGCTGGATGCGTTCGGAAACATCAGCCGGGGGCAGGTGAGTCAGTTGTTGAACGTGTTGGGCACCTACACCGAGGCGGGCTACAACAAGGCCAACGACAAGACCCGGCAGCGGCTGGCCAAGGGCAACGCGAAGAAGAACGTGTATGGCTTTGAGTGGTGGGTGAACCCAGTGCAGGGCGGGGCAAAGCACATCCCGCCTGGGGTGTATCAGCGGGTGCGCACGGGGTTTGGGTCATCGCTCAAGCCGGTGCTGGTGTTTGTGCGTGAGGCGCGGTACCGGCCTCGTCTGGCGTTCGAAGAGACGGTGCAGGCTTGGGCTGTGAAGCGGTTTCCGGCTGAGTTCGAGCGGGAGTTCGATGCGGCGGTGCGCACGGCCATCCTCAAACGCCAGGGGGTGCTGCTGTGACGCGCCGCCCTGCATTGGTGCGCCGCCCCTGCCGCGCCCCCGCCCCCTACCCCCCCCATCAAGGTACTTCCCCAGCCTTCCTGCACGAGGGTAATTCGAACCCCGCGAAAACGCTAGTGGGTGGCTTTTTCAACTGCTTGACAACTGCTTGACACCACCATGCAAGCAACAAAAAAGCATGAATTTATAAGCGTTGCATGGATTGTTGTGATACAATACATGCAACGGGAAAGAATCCCGCTACCGAACCGGCGGCACCGGAAATCTTGACGGGGAAAAATCATGTCGATGACAAAAACACAAGCCATTGCAGCCGCTCAAAAAGCATGCGGAAAGCCAATTCGCCGTGGGCACACTGACTGGGTGATGTATGTCCCCCACTGCACTACCAAGCCAGAAGGCCCGGATACCGAAGTGCGGGCCACCAGCTACCAGCAAGCCATGACAAAGCGCACTGGCTATGTGGCGGAGATTGCCCTGCACTACATGGGCAAGTGGTCGATAGAGGCTGCATGCCAAATCGACTACGCCACCCATGATCCGTATGGCGTTCGCGGCGTGGATGCCTTGATCGCTATTGGACTGGCAGCGTAAAAAAACCCAATCCGATACCGTCATGCCAACCAAACCAAAAGCAGGCCGCCCGCCTGCGCCACCCCGCCCGCCAGCCATGAGCTGGCGACCAGCCACCTTTGCCCAAGCCGAAAAATTCAAGCTGCTGGGCGGGGCCAAGTGGCTGCGTAAACAAATCGACGCGGCAAACCCGGAGAAACTCGATGCAAAACGCCCTGTTTGACGGGTTCGACCCAGCGGAAGTGGCGATGGTCAACCGCCAAATTGCAGCCGACCGCGCAGAAACACGCCGGGCAACAGCGCAGAAAAGCGCCAACCGTCACCACATGCGCCGTGCAAACGCCGAAGCCACACTGGCCGAAATCCTGCCAGCCACCATCGCGCCCGGCGAAACCTGGCACGTCATGAGCCGTGGCGACATCGACAGCCTAAGCTACGTGCGCCACGTCCTGGCGGGCGTGAGCCACCTCGACCACCTGCTGATGTCCACCTGGTGCATCGCCAAAAACGACCTGACCGAAATTGCCAACTGGCTTGACTCAGGCCGCGTAGAACAATTCGACCTCTACGCCGGAGAAATCTTCCCCGGCTCCTACGGCGACGAATACGAGCAAATGCTCGCCATGTGCGAAAACTATGGCGCACGCCTGGTAATCGCCAAAAACCACAGCAAAGTCACGCTGTGCAGCGTTGACGATTACAAAATCGTCATCGAGTCAAGCGCCAACGTCAACACCAACCCACGCATAGAACAAAGCGCACTGCACCACAACGCCGACCTGCACAGCTTCTACCTTGAGTTTTTCAACGGAGTCAAATCAATTGACAAATCCTCGCAAGCTCACTGAATCCGGCCTGGCCCGCGAGTTTGGCGTAAGTCGGCAAGCCATCCACGACCTCGTCAAACGAGGAATCCTGACAAAAGACGCGGATGGATTGATCGACGTGGAAGAGGCGCGTGCCGCCTTGGCAAACTTGCACCCGTCATCAAAAATCGCAAAAGCCGTGCAATCGGCAGCACCAGGCCCAGCCACACCGCCGCCAGAGCCATCGCCACCTCCAGCAGAAAAACAAGGCACAGAAATCACAAGTTTCCACGTCGCCAGAACACTGCGAGAAAGCGAAGAGGCCCGCATGGCCAAGCTCAAGCGAATGAGCATCGAAAAATCGCTGATTGATCGTGAGGAAGCCGTTCGCGCTGCATTCACATGCTCGCGAATGCTTCGCGATGATCAAATGAACATAGGCCGCCGCGTTGGGGCAAAAACAGCAGCAATGACCGACCCGCATGAAATAACCCTGGTTGTCAACGAAGAAATCAGGCAGTCATGGCACAGGCACACCATGACACTTCAGCGGCAGATAGCGGAAATGACGGGCGAGACAATCGAAATCCCATCCGACATAGCCAGCCCATTCACAGGCAACGCCTGACGCATGCCACTGCCAAATTCCAAAGCAGAATGGATGAGGGGCTGGCTGCTTGGTGGCGTGCCAGACCCCGAACTCCGCCTCGACGTTTGGTCAGAGGCCCACGTCGTCATCCCCAAGGGCAGCGCAACCTCCGGCCCCTACCGCCTCAGCCACACCCCCTACGCACGCCGGGTGCTGCAATGCCTGAGCCCCGTCCACAAGTGCAGCCGCGTGGTGGTCATGGCTGCCAGCCAGATGCTCAAAACGCAGACGTTCGTCAATGCTGCGCTCGGCTGGATTGACCTCGCCCCCGCCAACATCCTCGCCCTGGAGCCCACCGACAAGCTGGCAAAGCGCCTCAGTAGCCGCCTGGCCAAGGCCATCGACGCATGCGGCCCCGTGCGCCAAAAAGTGGCCAAGCCCCGCAGCCGCGATGCCCGCAACACCATCGACACCAAAGAATTCGATGGCGGCGGCCTGTACATCACCACAGCCGGGGCCGCTGCCAACCTGGCCGAAATCCCCGCCCGGTACGTGTTCTGCGATGAGGTGGATCGCATGGAGCTGTCAGTAGACAGCGAGGGCGACCCCGTAGAGCTGGCCGAAGCCCGCGCCACAACCTACGAGGGCATGTGCAAGCTGTACCACGTCAGCAGCCCCACCACGGTGGCCAGCAGCAAAATAGCGCCGCTGTACAGCATGGGCACGCAAGAGAGCTACCACGTCCCATGCCCCCATTGCGGCCACCTCCACGCCCTGGAGCCTGAGAATTTCAGGTACGACTACGACACCGACACCGACAACGTGGACCGCGCCTGGTTCGTGTGCCCCGATTGCGGATCTGAAATCAACGAGTCCGACAAAGCCAGCATGCTGCCCGACGTTGAAATGGGCGGCCAGGCCCGCTGGGTGGCCGCCAGCAAAGGCGATGGCGAAACCGTCAGCTTCCACATCAACGCCTTTTACGCCCCCATAGGGTCAATCACCTGGCTGCGCCTGGCCCGCCAGCACGCCCGCGCTGATCTGCGCAGCGCCAAGGGTGACAACAGCTCCAAGCAGGTGTACATCAACACTCGTTTGGCCCGCACCTACGACGACACCCACGCCACCACCACGGCAGACGCACTCCGCGCCCGCGCTGAACCCTACCCCATGCGAACCGTGCCCGACCCGGCCCTGTTCCTCACGATGAGCGTGGACACCCAAAACGACCGCCTGGAGTACCAGATCGAAGCCTGGGGGCCAGGCATGGAGCATTGGGTCATCGACTACGGCAAAGCCTTCGGAGCCCCCTCCATCCCCATCGGCCAGCCCGGCAGCCCCTGGACGGTGATTGACGAAATCAGGCGCACCCCCATCATCCACGCCAGTGGCCGCGCCCTGGCCATCAGCGCCTACGGCATCGACTCCGGCGGTGGCCATACGCAGGACGTGTACAACTACGGCAGCACCCGGCGCAACCTGCACTGCGTGGTGCTGCATGGCTCCAACCGGCCCAACCGGCCAATCATCAGCAGCGGCCCCAGCCGGGTGGACATCGACTGGGGCGGCATCCGCACACCCGGCGGGGTAGAGCTGTGGGCCGTGGGCACCGACGTGGCCAAAGACTATCTGCTGCAAGACCGCCTCAAGCTGGCCGACGGCCCCGGCGCAATGCACTTCCCCCAGGCCATCGAAACCGAATGGTTCGACGGCATGGTGGCCGAGCGCGTCACCATCGTCCACAGGGGCGGCAAAGCCATCAGGCGCTGGGTCAACCCACCCGGCGTGCGCAACGAGCCCACCGACCTGTCTGTGTACAACCTGGCCATTGCCTACAAGCTGGGCCTGCACAAACTCACCCAGCTCGACTGGCGCAACTGGCGCGACAAGCTCATCCCCAAAAACCTCGATCTATTCGCCCCAGCCACACCAGCCACCCAGGCCGCCCCCGTGCCAGCCACTGCCCCCGCACCACTTCCAACGCCAGCGCCTGCGCAACCACCAGCCTCACCACCGACCGCACCAACACCCGGCAAACCTGTCGGCAATCCCGACAAGTTGCCCACCACTGCGCAACCAGCCCCAACACCCACACCGGCCCAGGCAACCCAGCCCACACCGATCCCCGCCACACCAATCCAGCCCACACCACACACCCTGCCCACCGCCAGCCACCTGCGCCCCATCCCCATCCAGCACCACAGCCAAGCCCGGCAAAAACCCCGCATGCTCACAAAAGGCTACCGGCCATGACCACACCACCCACCCCCACCCACACCACCGCCCAGGCCGACCCAACCCCGCCCACCAGCCCCGACGAACTGCTGATTGAGCAGTGGACACGCTGGCAACAGACCCGCCGCTACTACGTACCCACCACCACACATGGCCGCCACACCATCGGCAGGCACACCAGCCACACCGCACCCAGCCTGCCCGAGCCCGATGCCGCCGTGTGCAGCACCAAAATGCACGCCCTCAACCGCGCCATCACAGCCCAGCCGCGTGATCAGCTCGAAACCCAAGCCTTCCTGCTGTACTACGTGCAGCGCGTGCGCCCCATCAAAACCATTGCCGATTACCTCGGCATCAGCCGCCAGCACTGCTACCGCCTGCAAAAACAATTCGTGGCCCGCGTGCTGGTGGCGGCCAAACAGATTGAGGCAGAAGAGCGGGCTGCCGCTGAATTCCACACCGCCACGGCGCTGGATGCCGGTGCGAAAAATTGAGGGGAAGGCCATGAGCTTCACCCTTCACCACGGCAACCCAAGGCCCATCCACGCGCAACCAATAGCAAAAAGCTATGCTGAAAGCGTGGCACGGTAAATGCAATTGCATAAAGCGTGCCATGCGTTTTCAATAGTTTTCCGCTATTACCACACGGCAGCGCCATCCGTCAAGCCCTGAATTGTCACCACCAGAAGTGACAAAAAAAGCGTTGCATGCGCAGCACGGCAGGGTCAAAAATCCGGGCCAACCAAAACCGGAGCCCTGCCCACCCCATGTTGACCATCCGCCGCACCACTGGAGACCTGCAAAGCGTCATTCAGGCCATACCCAATGTGCCGCGCCGCGTCATCCCCTATGCAGCCTCCACCGCGCTCACCCGCGTGGCCAAGCACGCCGCCACCACCGTGCTGCCCGCCGAAATGCGCAAAAGCTTCAGCAACCCCACCAGCTACACCCTCAACGCCCTGCGCGTGGTGCCATCCACCACCCAAACGCTCAGCGCCCGCGTGATGGTGAAAGACAAAACCGCAGGCCTGCCCCAAGAGCGTTACTTGCTGCCCGAAGTGGAGGGCGGCCAGCGCAACCGCAAGGGCCTCGAATCCGCACTGGGCTACATGGGCATTTTGAAAAGTGGCCAGTACGCCATGCCCGGCAAGGCTGCCACGCTGGACGCATCGGGCAACGTCAGCGGGGCGCAGGTGCGCACCATTCTGGCTGCGCTCAAAAACATCCGGGGCGGTGTCACCGGCAAGGGCCAGCGCAAAGGCCGGGGCAAAAAACTGGCCAACGACCTGTTTGCCGACAAGCCAATGGGCGGCAACCGCCCCAGCGGCATCTACCGGCGCGAAGGCAAACGCCTGCGCCCCCTGTTCATCTTCACCGACAAGCCCCCAACCTACGCCCCCGCGCTCGACTTCACCGGCGCGGTGCAAAGCGTGGCGCTTGACCGCTTCCGGCCTGAGTTCGAGCGTGCGGTGGCCGACATGCTGAGCAAAGGAGCCCGAGCATGACCACCTACGCCGAGCTGCTGACCCGCAAAGCCAACTACCTGGCCGCCGAGGCCAAAGCCCTGCAGGCTCAGGAGTACAGCATGGGCAGCGGCGGTGCGGCCCGCAGGCTGGCCCGCGCTGACTTGGCCGAAATACGCGCCGCCATTGCCGACCTGGACAACCTCATCGCCACCCACCCCGACAACCCCGCCCGCACCCGCCGCCGCGTGTACACCCTGCGCCCCGCGTGCTGACCAAGCCAATGACCAACCTCAACCTGATTGACCGCGCCCTGCTGCCCATCGCGCCCACCGTGGTGGCCCGCCGGGTGAAATCGCGCATGCAAGTCAACGCCATGACGGCAGCCGCCAGCAGCATGCAGGCCAGCGCCCCGGGCGCAGGCGGTGGCACAGGTGGCAGCGGCGCAGGCTCACGCTGGTGGAGCCCGTTTGCCCGCGATGCCCGCGCCGACACCCTCAAACACCTCACCACCCAGCGTGCTGCCAGCCGCGAGCTGTACAGCACCAACGCCATTGCAGCCGGAGCCATCAACACCGATGTGGAGCGTGTAGTGGGCACCGGCCTGGCCCTGGTAGCCACCCCCCACCGGGGCGTGCTGGGCTGGTCAGAAGACCAAGCCCAAGCCTGGAAAGCCAACACCCAGGCCGAATTCAGCCTGTGGGCCGACAGCACCGACTGTGACTGGACAGGCGAGCAAAACTTCTACCAGCTGCAAGCCCTGGTCAAGCGCAGCGCCAAAACCAGCGGCGACTGCTTCACCCTGCTGCCAATGGCCGAGCGCACCCGCATGCAGCCCTACGGCCTGCGCCTCCAAGTGATAGAGGCCGACCGCGTGGGCAACCCGATGGGCAAAGCCGACAGCGCAGAGCTGGCTGGTGGCATTGCGTTTGCCAATGGCCGCCCCCTGTCCGCCTACGTGTACGACACCCACCCCGGCTCCACCGGCTGGTGGGGCGGGGCCAGCTTCAGCGGCCAGGCAGTGCAGTTTGTGGGCGCAACAGGCCGCCGCCA